CGCCAGTGGGTCAGATCAGTCCGCAGGCTTGGTGAGAACTGGTTGCTAGCCGACCAGATCCAAAGGATCCAATCATGAAGAGCGACGGCCGCGACATCAAGCAGCGCCAGCTCGACATCTTTGAGCAGCGCGACCACCAGTTCTTGGAGCGCTGCCGTGCTCTGGCTGTAATGCTTTGCAAACAGAATGGCCAAGTGTCAATCAATGACATCAGGCAATTCATTGAAGTGCCGTCAGGCGTTCACCCATCGGTGCTCGGGGCCGTATTCCGAACCAAACAATTCACGACGGTCGGCTTTACAGAAGCCGTCCATCCTCAAGCACATGCACGGGTTGTGCGTGTGTATTCACTGGCAGCCAATAAGGAGTAAACCATGGCCGGAAAATTAACAGACGACAAAGCAATGAGCGCCAGCCGCTTGCCAGGACTGATGGGGTTCAGCAAGTACAGCACGCCTAATGATGAACTGCAGTTCTCAATCAACGCCATCGATGGCAAAGAGCGGCCAGACATTGGCAACGAAGCCATGGGCTGGGGTAACACCCTTGAGCCGGTGATCCTGGAGCAAGCAGCCAAGCGGCTGGGCATCGAGCAGTTTGACACCCAGATTGACAAAGCATTCACGCATGAGGTCGTGCCGCTCAGCTGCAGCCTGGATGGCGTTGGCTTTGGCGCTGGCCAGGAGATCGACAGCGATCCAGACAAGGGCATCTATGTGGTTGGCCAGGACAGCATCATCCTGGACGGCCCTGGCGTGCTTGAAGCCAAGCTGACCAAGACCATGCCAGAGGACGTGCCTCACCTGGCGCGTGGCCCGATCCAGCTGCAGGGTCAAATGCTGGTGACCGGCCACAAGTGGGGCGCCGTGTGCGTGCTGTACCAGGGCATCGAGCTGCGCGTGTTTTTGTTTGCACCACACAAAGAGACGCAAGCAGCCATTGCCCGCGCTGTGCACGACTTCCAGGACAAGCTGGACAAGTACACAAAGACAGCTGAGATCGACTGGTATCCACCGGCCAGCAGCAAAGAGCTCGACCGCATCTACCCGCAGGCTGCCAGCAAAGAAGAGATCGAGCTGCCAGGCAGCGTGACCGACCTGGCCAAGGGCATCTTGGAAAACAAGGCCGCCATCAGGGCAGCCGAGGCTCACATCGAAACAGCAGAGAAGCTGATCAAGTCGCAGCTGGGCCAGGCAGAGAAGGGCAGGGCAGGGCAGTACGTCATCAGCTGGCCAATGCGCAATTTCAAGGCAGCAGCCGAGCGTTTGGTGCCGGCTAAAGAAGCGTACAGCGTGCGCCAATCCACTCTGTCCATTAAAGAGTGGCAGCCATGATCTGCACACTCATTGCAATTGGCTGCCTCATGGTCGGTGGCACCGTTGGCCTGCTGGTTGCCTCGCTGTGTTTCATTGCAAAGGACAACTGACATGAACCTACCCGACCGCCCCGCCATCCGGCACGCATACGAACGCGCTGTCGTTGCGCTGCTAAACGCAACAAACGCAACAGAGGACGAAGCCGAAGCGTTTGTTGACGCAATGGCCGACCTCATTTTTACAACCATGAAACAGTACATCGAAGAGGAAGAACAGAATGCAACTCACAACCACTAACCAGCGCGGCTTCGCGCCAACCACCCTCACAGAGGCCATCCAATTCAGCGAGATGCTGGCCAGCTCCAGCATGGTGCCCAGGGCATATCAGGGTAAACCCAATGATGTCCTGGTCTGCTTGCAGTGGGGTTATGAGATGGGCATGGCACCCATGCAAGCGCTGCAGAACATTGCTGTGATCAACGGCAAGCCCAGCATGTATGGCGACTCACTCATGGCTTTGGTGCAGGCCAGTCCCACGTGCGAGAACATCGAGGAATACTTTGAGAACGAAGGCACACCCAACCCCGTGGCTGTCTGCGTTGCCAAGCGCAAAGGCCGCACCCCAGTGATCTTCAAGTTCTCTGTCGAAGATGCCAAGCGAGCTGGCCTGTGGGGCAAGACAGGCCCATGGCAGGCATACCCCAAGCGCATGATGCAGATGCGAGCTCGCGGCTTCGCCCTGCGCGATGCCTTTGCTGACGTTCTTACAGGCTTGATCACAGCCGAGGAGGCACATGACTGGCCTGCTGAAGCGAAAGGCGCTCCAGCGCCCCGCCAGGCCCCTGCAAACCCCCTTGACATGGTGGCCAAGCCGGTGGAGTTGGCAGCGCCAGTTGAGCCAGAGGTCTTAGAGCCCGTCGCGGAAGTGGCCGAGGTGGTCGAAGTGGTCGAGCATGTTGAGCTGCAGCCCCTGGTCGAGCGGGTGCCTGGTGAGGATGATGACCTGGGCGAGGTGGAGCCCATCGGGTTTGCTGTGCGCGTGCCAGGCAAGGAGCAGCCCTACAGCGTGCATGACACCCTGGAAGCGTGGGCAGATGCTTACGAAGAGCTGGCCGAGAAGACCGCGAAGGCAGGCAAGCGACCAGCCCGCGAGCGCATGACAATCTTGAAGGAGCTGAAAGAGTGCAACCAGGAAACCATTGGCCGCATCGATACCATGAAGCGGATCAGGCACACAGCCAACTACCAGAAGCGCATCAACGCACTGGGCGCTGCGCAGTGAACCAATTGATCAGGTCTGCAAAACGGTGAGCGCCAAATTGATGTGCTTGATTCGGTCGTCAAGACCGATGAAGCCACCATTGATTTTATCGGTCATCATTTTGTAGTCCTGGGCATCTGCATACTGATTGAGCTTGTGGGTGTCCCAAAACCATCCGGCAGTCAGGGCTGCATACTGGGGCGTGGCCACCAGCTCGGGCTGCATGATCAGGTCCACGCCAAGCGCTTGGCCAGCATGGTGGTAGTTCGCAGACCCTGTGAGCTGGATGCATCCTCGGCCAATGAAGCGCCAGGCATCCCCACTTGCCTCATCTCGGTTGCCCATGCGGTTCGAGTAAACAGCCGTGGCAATGAGCTTTGGATTTCTGGCGCAGGCTTGGGCCTTGGCAGCGTCAAAGCGCTTGGGCCAGAGCTTTTGCAATGCCTCCGCTCTGTAATTGAGATTTTCTTGCAGCACCCTAAAGTTGCCACACTCATGGCCACATTGGCCGATAAAGGCAGCCTGGCGCAATGGCGTTGAAATGTCAAAGCGCTGGAAAGTCTCATTAAGCGCATCGACCCACTCTGGGCCAATGTGCAGTTGCTGGAGCTGCTGACTATTGACCATTGACAATTCTCCTTACTTCTTCGTAGGCGCTGACGCAGGCGTTGAGCTTGGTAATGGCTTTGTCTCCTTCGGCTGCGATGTCGATAAGAGTTGCAATAGTCTGTCGCTCAAGTTCGCTTTCATCGGGCTGGCTGGGTTGTGGATTTCCAATGGCAATGGTGGCACTTGGACTGGCTTGTGGACAACTTGCGGTTGGGAGGCGCAGCCGGCCAGTCCTAGCAAGCTCATGCATAGCAGACTGTTTTTTCTTGACATCATCTTGGGCCTTTCTGAGTTTCGTTTCTTGGTCAATCAACTTAGTGCCAAGCTCTGCCTCTTTGGCTCTGGCCTCATCATTCTTTTTGGCAATGGCAATCTGCATTTCAGCGTCACGATCTGACCACCCATAATGATAGCCACCTCGGTAAGAGCCAAACAAGGCAATGCCGATTGCCAGGGCGATATAGGGTAATGGGATGCCAAACATTATTCTGACTCCTGTCTGGCCTGCGCCAGCTGTTCGCGCTCATGGTCATCCTCAAGATGGTCCGGTGGCGTGTCTGGTGGTGGACCAGGGGTCCAAGACTCATCTAGCTCTGGGTTGGTCCACTTGGGCATAGCGCCAAATGGCTGGTTTGGGATGCCATTGGTGGTGGCGTTAAAGCCGTGATTGTTGCTGTATCCATATTGGCCGTAGCCCTTGCATGGGCTGGCACATCGGCTGCTGGCCCATGGGTGGCTGCTGCCTAGAAGTCATTGCCCGTTTACCAATAACACCGCCAATGCCGCCCACAATCAATAGAACGATATCGTTCAGCATCTTTGTATATGCCTGGTCAATGGGGGCCATTGATTTGATTGGCTGAGTGACAAAAGTCACTGAGTACAAAAGAGAAATCACGATAAAGAAAAGAATCAGGGTGACAGCAAGCACCACAATGCTCCAGACCCTGACCTCGATCTCTTCAGTTGTTAGGTTTAACTTCGTCAACTTTTTTCTCCAAGATTGGTGCTACCAAGTATTCTGGGCAAGTCTGAGTAAATAGGCATCTAGGCTTCTGGCACTCAGTTGCGTGAAAATTGTCAGGATTCTGGCACTTATAGCGATAATTCTCTTCGCAGCCAGTCAGCAGTAAAAGAAGCAATAAATATCTCATTTGCCTAATCCTATCTTACCAAGCAGTAAATTGACAATTTTGTCAGATAAGTCATCTGGCAAGAACTTTAGAAAACCCAAGAAATAAAGTGCCACACACCCGTAAACGAATATCTTGAGGCACATATCAAAGGTCTTCTGATACTCATTCACCGACCACACCTTCTTGTAGTGGCACAAAACTCCATCAACTCATTCACACCGACAAACACCAGAAACAAGACAAACGCACAGCCGCCAATG